GGTCTTGCACGCCTGTGCAGGGGGTGTCCCCGGTGGGGGTTGGCGGGTTTTTCACCATGAAACAAGTGTTTTTGTGGTTTGTTGTTGGAATTGAATGTTTGGTTGTGTTCTGTTGCCTTTGCTTCTGTTGCATGTTCTGCAGATGATTTGCCCATTGTCGAGGGTGTTGAGTCCTCCCCTGCTGACGGGTGTGATGTGGTCGGCTTCGGGGCTGGTTGGCAGCTGGTGGGTGTCCCAGGTGATGGTGACTCCGCAGAGTGGGCAGACGGTTTGGCCTTGCTGTCGGGCTTGGGTGATGAGTCGTTGCCGCCAGCGCCGGTGGGCTTGGCTGGCTGTGCGGTTGGTTCGTGCCATGATGTGTCTGTTCCTCGTCTAGCCCTGTACGGGTCTTATTTGCCCCTCTAACGGCCTGGAAACCGTTGGGGGTATGAATACTCTGCCCTTGCCCTGCTAGTCGATTCTGGGGGCTGTTTTGTGGCTTTGAGGGGGTGTCTTGAACGTTCCGGGGTGGTTGTTTTCCCTCACACCCCCTGGCATGTGAGAAAGATCACATCGCCCCCCAGCGGTGTCAAAAGAGAAGGACACGAAAGAAAAATGAGGGTGGGTGAGTGTTCGCGTTTCAAAGCTTAGCACTTGGCGCCTAGCGGTGTAGAACACAGGCTAAGCGGGAACACCTTAGAGGTTTTTAAAGTCTTCTACCTATAATATACACTTTAAGTCTTACCTAGTGTTAAGGGTGTTAGCGTGACACGCCGTACGCCTTCAGCCGAACACGCTAAGCATGAAAGGGACACGGGTGTCAGAGTGTGGGGAGCGTGCGACCGGTGGTACACGAGTCACACGGTGAAAGCCAATCAGCGTTGACGGTAAAGGTTCCTCTTCTCCCCTGATGAAGAAAAGAAGAGAAGAGAGAAAGAACCAAAGAGAGTAGAGAAGTAAAGAAGTTAACCCCTTAGCTCTTCTAAAACTTTTATAACTTATATTATATTATTATACCTATAAGCTTTAAGACTTATAGGTATAATATTAAAGTTTAAGACTGATGGTTAACTTTAAGTACTTAAGGTCTTTAAGGTCTTATAGTTACTTTAAGTGTTTAAGGCTTTAAGACTGATGCCGAGCCCTTGAGGGGCTCGGTGCTAAGCGTTAAGGTCTTAAGGGCTTAGCGCTAAGCCTTGAAGCTTTTAAGTGTTTGGTAGACTGATGGATGTAAGGGTGAAAGCCGCGTCAGCGGATTTCGGCCTTGCGTCCAGCTGGCTACCTGTCCAGCCTATCACACTAGGTAGAGATACCCTCAACACCAGCGTTTGGCTCTATAGGCGGGTTTGAGGGGTGTAAACGGGTGTTTTTGGTAGTAAAGGTCCAAAAATTAAACCTAAACTTTTCCTTAAATTTTCTTAGAGTCTTGTAACCTTTGGGGGTGGTTAAGGCTGAAACCCCTAGTCAGAACGGGTTTCACTCCCGGACAGCTCTCACACTTCACTCTTGTGTCCTTTCCGAACACGCTAGGCCCATCAGTGCTGATGGGTGTTCCCTCAGGCTTTCGAGTACTCGTCGCTAAGGCTCCTCGTACTCTCAAGCCTTTCCTGATGGCGTGTACTCCTTTCAGGTCTGTGCCTGATCGGCTAAGCCCGATGAGGCTGATGCCGAGCCCTTGAGGGGCTCGGTGCTAAGTCCATCAGTGCTAAGATCCTAAGGCTGATGCTCCCCCTTCTTTCTTTTACCGTGTCCTTCTTCCCCCTACAGTATCCCACACTGTCCACATAGTTGAGGCTTAGCTAACTGATGTAAGGGTTGATGGTCTATGCCGAGATGGTTGATCGCGTAGCAGACTCCTGGAGGCGTCTAGAATCGATCAGAATATGCTGGGGGTATAAATACCTAGCCCCCACCCTGTAAGGCGCTCCTAGGCGTCGTGTGAAGGCTTTAAACGGCATTTCTGGGCTACACCCTTCACGCCAGATCGGCAGAGTGATCCTGAGGGTGCACACCAAGCCAGGAGGATGTGATACATCTCACACAGTATGAGGGTGTAGATTCCATGCCCAGAAATAGCACCCCAGCTATCGTGATGTATGCCAACCTCGACCTTCCGAATGATCTGCAACACCTGCTATCACCCAGACATACCCCCGAGACACCCTAGAAGGGCCCTAGAATCGATCAGCAGGGCCAACCCTATATAATCCTACCCCCACATGATTTGAGACGCTGAGAGAGGCCATAGAGACTGCAGTGACATCTGTCACACCCGACACTCCAGCATGAAACGCTCAAACCTAGTGAGCGCAGCCTTGACTGTAGGGTCGCAGCCATCACACCCTAGAAACCACAACAACCCCTACACCACCGAAAGGAGCACACCCATGGATGGCACACTCATCACCCCATCCTTCACATCCCTCTACAGGCAGACCGAAATCGACCCGCTCAGCCTCCACAGCCTCACCGGAGACCATTCAGACGACATGGATCTCGATATGGTGCGCCGCATGTACCACGCTAAAGTACAAGAAGCCATACTACTCATCCGGCCCCTGTGGACTGTCACCCGCGACGGCGCCCTATACGGGCCACCCGACTGGCAGCCGCTCACCGAGAATGAAGCCGAGGAACTCCACGATCTCATCGACATGATCGACATAGACGCAATCCTCAAAGCATCCACCCGATAAACCCTCAACACACCATCACCAGAAAAGGAACCCGTTATGCATAAGATCGCCGACCACTTCACCCAGCTCTACACCCCCACCAGCTACGACTGCCCCATACCCTTCGACTTGACACGCTTCGAAAACCTCTCCTGCGACCACCTCGATTTTGAGGGCCTCGCCGAAGCCTACCGGCAGAGCGTGGAAGCCGAACTCCACAAACTACGCCCCAACACATTCATCGCATCCGACGGCGCCGTGTTCAGCCATGACGAGTGGAAGCCGCTCACCGGCGGTGAAGCCACGCAACTCTACTGGAATGTGACCCGCATCAACGTTGGCCACCTACTCACCCTGTGCGCCCGATAAAACCCCTAGCCACACAAGGATCGCTCACAATCGTTGAGCGCAGCCTTGACACAGGCCACCGCCCACACCATGATTAATCATGTCAGCAACGAACAAACCCCACGAAAGGGGAACACAGAGCCATGAACAAGAAAACAGGCTACACCATCGCCGGAATCACAGCCGCCATCATCGCCGCAGCATCATTCATGCCAGCACCCGACGACAACCCGCCACTCGCCTCACAGCCCGCACCACAAGCCACCACAGCCAACACCGAATGGACGCCCGAAACCGTCCAGCAGCGCAAAGCTGAGAAGACAGCCAGGAAGGCCGCAGCAGTCCGCTCCCTACAAGCCGAACAAAAAAAGGTACACCAGCAAGCACAGCAGCGCGGAGAAGAAACAGCGCAGGGTCTCACCATGATCACCGCAGCCCACACCTGCAACCGCAAAGCCGAACAGCAGGCCGCCGCCCAAGGCGTCAAATGGAACGGCAACCCCGACATCGACCTCCAACTCCACAAAATCATTGACAAAGACACATTCAGCATCGTCTACGGCGCCACCATCCGTCAGCCGGGAGCCTCCAAACTCCCTGTCACTGTTCACTGCCTCGTCACCGGAACAGAAAACACACCCCACGTCACCGACCTCAACATCAACCCGCAACACTAACCCGCCAAGGACCGCTATGCCTCTCCTCTCCCACTATGCTGTCACCACCGGCCTCGCCGACACCGCACATATCATTCACCACACTGGCGGCACACTCCGCACAGCCACCGACATCGCATCCCGCATCAACACCCTCAACCCAGACATCAACCTCGACCACCAAATCAAACAGCTACAAACCATCGAAACCGACCTGTACAACATCTACAAAACCATCAACACCATCATCCAGGAACAGTCATGAACACACCCAACAACATCGAGTTGCACAGTTACGAAACATTCTTCACCAGCCTCGCCTGGATCCAAGGCGGCATCATCACATGGATGTACGCCACCGGCACCAGCCACAAAGCCGCCCTCGCCATCATCGCCGCATGCGCCCTCGCATCGCTTCTAGGTGCATCAACCCTCACCTACAATCCCCACAACACCAAATGATCACAACACCCATACTTATTGCTGAAACCCTCGCCATCATTATTCTCGCCGTCGCACTCGCCCACAACAACAACCAGTAACCCACCTTTAAGGAGCACACACCCCATGGACCAGCCCACCAGCATGTACACCGACCCCAACACCGGAGCCCGAAAAGAATTGAAACTGTGCAGGCTCTCCCTCATCGACCCCGCATCCCTCCACTCGCTCGGCGAAGTAGCCGGATACGGCGCCACCAAATACGGCGACAACAACTGGACCGGAGGATACCCGTGGAGCCACAGTGTTGACGCCCTCTATAGGCACCTGCTAGCCTGGCAGCAAGGACACAACCTCGACGATGAATCAGGGCTACCCCACCTGGCACACGCTGCCTGGCACTGCCTCGCACTCCTCGCCTACCAGCAGCATGACGCCGGATTAGACACCCGCAACCCATGGAACAAAAACAACTAACATGCCTCTAGCACAACACCCGAAAATCATCAACCATCCAGGCCACATCTCCTACAGTTCCCTGTCCCAGTGGGCCGAATGCGGAGAAAAATGGCGCCTATCCCACGGCTACCATGCACAACACCACACCTGGTACGCCACCATCGCCGGCAGTGCTATACACCACATCACCGAACAATACGACCTCCACCTGTACAATCCCGCAGAATACCCCGAAATACCCGATAAACTCTCATCCTTCAACAATGTTTTCGACACCCAAATCGCCCTAGTCAAAGAAGAGGGTACCCAAATCAAACCCTCCGGCAGAGTGTGCAAAAACATGTGCGAAACCGGAGGCCCCAACAAAAAAGACTACGACTGGTGGATGCACTATGGCCCCATCTTCGTCGACAGGTGGAAACAGTGGCGCACAAACCATCCACAATACCACACCGCGGTTTTGGACGGCCAGCCAGGCATCGAATATCCAGTCGAAACCACACTCCAGGACGGCACCAAGATTGTTGGCTACATCGACCGTGTCTTCACCGACACCAACACCGGCGAAACATTCATCCTCGACCTCAAAACCGGTCGACTGCCGGTTGATGCTATGCAGTTGCATACCTACCGGTACATGCTCGCCCAGAATGGCATCCAGGTGACGAAAGGCATGTTTTGGACCCCCGCCATCAGCCGCACTAACACCACATCGCCAACCGAGGGCACAGCCACCGAACTGTACGATCTTGACAACAACACCTACCGGCATGTATCATCCATGTACAGTCAAGCAATGAAAGGAATCAGCGAAGGCATCTTCGTCCCCCATGTCACCACAATGTGTAAAGGATGCCCCGTACGGGACGCATGCTGGGCCGTCAACGGGAAAGACGCCTACAGGTACCCGATCCAAACCACCATCACACCACCGACAGAGAAAGATGAGGAGAACCAGTGACCGATACCAACAGCAGTGGTGATGACCGTATCACCGTCACACTCAAATACGGCGGCGACTATGCAGCCCCGTGGGCGGTCATCCGCGGAGACACCACAGACGACATCAAACAATCCATTATTGACCTGCTAGGCGGACTCAAAGACAACACCGTCTCTAAAGACTGGGATCTCGCAACCCTGATCGCGAGCGCATCCATTATTCTCCAAGACCGATACGATCAGGCCGCCAAAAACTATGTAGACAACATCGCATCCCAAGAAAACACCATCGTCATCGACAAAATCAGCAACGCAACCAGCAAGACACAGCTAGCCGACCTTTTGAAACAGTACAAAAAGATTATTACCAGTAACAGTGACGTGTCAGAGGCCTTCCGCAGCAAACGCAACAGCCTCACCCGATAAAAACCGACACAAACCAACAAAACCAAACATAAACAGTAAAAGGAAAACAGTTATGGGACTCGCCAACTACCGCAACAACAGCAACAGCACCTTCTTCAACCCGTCCCGAAACCAGGACGCCACCGCCATCGCCTTCAAAATCCACGACGTGCAGCACAACACTGAAGGCTACGGCGGACAGACCGCAGACCGCATCTACGCTGATGTGACCATCTTCCACACCCTAGATGATCTCAACAACGGCACCCCAGAAACCATCCCCAACGCTATCATTGAGAAAGCGCGAGGCAACAACGACCGGCCACACTCCATGATCCGCGAACTCGAAACCTACCTGGGAGAAGAGCAGGCCTTCAAACTAGCCACTGTGCGCACCAAAAACGGGTTCAACGCCGTTATTCTCAAACCATTGGATGACGCCATCTACGACCTCGTAGCAGCATATGTTGACAAGCGAGACAGCCAGCCCAACACCACGGGCAGTGATGATGTGGACATCGACTCCATCTGACCACCACTCTCCGCCCAAACCGTAACAGATAGATAAGGTTCCGATGCTCTCTCTACAACGATCCTTCGAGAGAGCCTCCCAAACCGCCGCCGAACTGCCCCGTATACCACAACTAGAACCCCTCTACCGCAACCTGGACATGCACATCCACAAAGGGGATCTCGTCATGATTGCGGGGCGCTCCGGCAGCCAAAAATCCGGGCTAGCCATGTTCATCACCGCCATGCTCAACCAGCCCGCCCTCTACATATCAGGGGACATGACACCCTGGGAGGCCTCCACACGAATCATCTCACTCAACACCCAACACACCACCCAGCAAATACAACAAAACATCGACGACTACGGGCCAGAATACTATCGAGACAGCATCCACCACGGCCAACACATCACATTCTCGTTCCAGTCACCCATCACATGGACAGACATCACCATGGAGCTGCAAGCCTACATGGAAATGTGGAACACCTTCCCGCCCATCATTGTTATCGACAACCTCATGGACATCCAAGACTGCGAATCCGACTACCAGGCACAGCAAGAAGCCATGCAATGGATCACAGCGCTAGGCCGCGACACAGGATCCACCATTATTGTCACACACCACGCAACCGACAAAACCGGCACCGATATTGAACACCCGCCAGCCAGGCGGGAAATCAAAAACGGCCTCTCCGAAAAACCACAACTCATCCTCGGAGTCTCATTGTATGGTGGCGAAGATAACGGCAACGGGCTCACGATACCGGCAGAGGCGCGCATCGCCGTGCTAAAACAGCGCACCGGCAAATCCAGCCCAGACGGCACCCGATACGAAAGACTCAGAGCCTACCCCGAATACACATTCTTCGGGCCACTCGTAGAAAAACAGCCCTGGAACATGACCACAACACACAAAGGACTATGATGGCCACACAACAGGCACGCAACCGGCGGGCCGGCGCAGAATGGGAAACGAGACTCCTCCACCAGCTACGCGACACCGGCCACAATATCGAACGCCTCCACCTCAACGGGCGAGAAGACGAAGGCGACCTCATCCTCACAACCGGCAACCACACCTATGTGATCGAAGCCAAAGCCGGCCAGCCACACCTCGCCCAATTCGTGAAACAAGCCAGCCGGGAGGCACGCAACTACGAAACCCACCGAAACCGCGAAAACCAGTCCACCATCGGACTCGTCATCATGAAACAGCGCAACAAACCCTGGAGCGAAGCCTATGTGGTATCAACCCTCAACGAGCTCCTCCCACACCTCTGACACCTGCCGCCTCCTCGACACCTACCGGATACGCTACAATCCGTCACGAAACGAGCAACACATCCTCTGCCCGTTCCATGACGACCACCAGCCCTCCATGAGCATCAACCTCGACAAGGGCGTCTGGTACTGCCACACATGCGGTGTCGGAGGCGGACTCGCCCAGCTACAACAACGATTAGAAGAAAGAAACCCGAATGTACGACAGCATACGCCCATACAATATTGCGGAGCGCCGCCGAATCCAGAAAGCCTCAGTCCGCTACGAAACCCACCTCGAAAACATACTCGACCTGCTCTCGGCAAGAGGCATCAGCGAAGAAACAGCCCGCTACCACCACCTTGGATACATCGACAATGACCCCATCCCAGGCCACGAAAACTACAACCAGTGCATCACCATCCCCTACATGTACCCCGTTTGGGGCAAGCCAGCCGAAATACGAAAAATGCGTTTCCGCTGCTCACTCCCACACGACTGCAAAACCCACAACCACCCCAAATATTTGACACCGGCAGGGGACACAGGCTCCATATACAACATGGCCGCCATGGCCAACCCGGCAGCCGAAATGCACATTTGCGAAGGCGAATTCGACTCCATGATCCTCGAACAATGCGGATGGCCCGCCGTCGCCCTACCCGGCGCAACCTCGTGGCAAAACTTTTGGACAAAATTCTTCGAAGGCTACGACCACATCTACATCTGGTCAGACCCAGACCCGGCAGGCGAACAGATGGCACAAACCATCCAGGCAGCACTCCCCCAAGCCACCCATGTGCCCCTCACCCTGGGGGATGTCACAGACACCTATCTGCAGGCCGGAAAAACAGGGTTGACACAAGCACTCGACACTGTGCTACAGTAAAACCACACAAGCAACCCCCAACAAAGAAAGGCATAAAAAGCATCATGGATCCCCTCGACACGTGCCCCATCCCCGGCCGCCGCGACACGAGTAAGGCCACTAGGAGGCGTATCCGCCTCGCCATCTGTGCAGAAAAATGGGCTGATGGAGAAAACCCACTACATATCATGCACACCTGGGGCACCACCTATGATGGGATGCGATCCATGATCCGCGCCAACCCCGACATTAAACTACCCGACGACATGGCCAAACATTTGCACAAAGTATGCCGGGAAGCCTACCCCAAAAACCAGCCCAACAGGCACCGAAGCGGATGGGACCAATACGAGAAGGAATACTACACCCACGAAATCCTGTTCCTCAACCAATTCAACATCCCAGCCCTCGAAATCCTCAACCGGCTCGACGTGTCATGGACCATGTGGAAACAAATCATCGAAGAAAACCATCTCACACGGCTACAAAACGAAACATACAATGCGTGCCACTGGCACTATCTGAAACAGCAGCACCCCGACTGGACCGACCAGGACATCACACAGGCACAACATGCTGGAGACGGCTCCTTCAACCAGTTCCTGCAAGACGAGCCGGTACTATCGTGAGCATCACCTTCAAACCCACCACCAAAAATCGGCAAGCCATCCGCGACATCATCGCCCAAGAAACACTAAACAGCGACATAGATGTTACAGACGACACACTCAACAACATTATCGAATACTGCTGGAACACCTTCACAGAAAACAACCGTTACGCCGTCGCAGCACAATACTGGCGAGGCCAAAACCCGCCCGACCAGCCGCACCAGCGCATACTCGTCGGCTACTACAAAACCATAAAACAGGCAGAAAACGCCGCCAAACAATTCCACTGGAACACCCGGATGCAACAACAATGGAAAACATGGATACTCCCAGTCCACAACGGCACCGTGTCCGAGTTTTTCACCCAACAAAAAACTTTGCTAGACGAGCAAGACGATAGCAATAGCGAGCTGCCGGAGCATCTACAAAACGTCATGTGCGGCAAAACACTCAACCACACAGACGGAACAACATCGTGGTGCACACGCAAACCAGGACACGACGGCGACTGCCGCACAGGATGGCAGCCCACCACACAACCGATAGGACACCATGGCAACCAAAACTGAAACCCTTATTCAACGCTACGGCAACAAAGCAGCCGACGTGCTCGCCGACAGGTCTATACCCGCCACACAGCTAGCCCAAATGCTCACCCAGGCAGGATACCCCATCTCCGCCACCGTTATTAAAGACTATCGCCGCAAACAAACCAACACCCAGAAGGAGGAGGAAAACCAGTGATAGACAATATTGACCGGCTCCTCACACAGCTAGCCAACCACGACAACGCCATCGACACCATTAATGATGATCTAGCCAACGGAACCGTGCGGCGCACACGCATCTCCGAATGGACCTTACCGAACGGAGAAACAGGCCGATCCATACAAAAAATCATCGACCACCAACCCGCAACCGACCCCTACCCGGTCGACGAACTCGTCGATAAACTAGCCGAATGGCAGCCACCCAAACCCGAACAAGACACCCAAAGCAGTGACGAGACAGCCTTCGTCATCGGGGCAGGCGACTTCCAAATCGGCAAAGGCATCCCCGGAGGAGAAACAGCACACTTCGCCGACGACTACCTGCGCTCACTGGCAGCCACCAAACACTACTGGCAGCAAGCCGGGCAGCCGCAAAGAGTCCACATCGCATTCCTCGGCGACATGATCGAAGGATACGTGTCACAAGGAGGCAACAACGCCTGGCGCACCCAAACACCCTTGACGGAACAAATCAGACTCACCCGCATGGCCATGATGCAACTCATACACCAATTCGACCACTGCGCCAACGTCACCATCACATCCATCCCCGGCAACCACGGAGAAGCCGTACGATTCGGCAAAGGAGTCACCACCTACGACGACTCCTTCGACGTGGACTGCTGCCGCGCCATCGCAGAAGCCTACCAACTCACCAACAACTACCCCAACCTCCACTTCCACTTCCCCCAGCGGGACGAAATGACCACCACCGTAAACGTAGCCGGGGCTACCATCCTGCACGCCCACGGGCACCAATGGCGCAACAACCAACACTACGAATGGTGGCGCGGCCAAGAATTCCACAACGGAACCACATCACACATACTCATGGCAGGACACCGACACCACCTCGAAATCTCCGAGCAAGGACAACGCACCTTCATCCAATGCCCATCAATGGAAGGAGAATCAGTCTGGTACCGACACCGCACAGGCGCCACCGGCAACCCCGGACTCGTGTGCTACACTATACATAATAAAACACCAAACAACTACCAGATAGCCAGATAAAAGAGATGCTATGAGCAGACGACCAACAAAAGCCGACCTGGCCACCACCGCATCGTGGGGATGGGCCACAGACCATCATCTCCGCACACTCAACCGGGCATGCACCAAAACAGCCGGACACTACCCCGCAATCAGTGCAGACGACCTGTACCAAGACTCCCTACTATATATTGCGGTGCGGGAACAATACCACAACCTAGACAACAAACACTACACCAAAATGTGTTACAGGGTAGCCAAACGGCTAGCCAACAAAACCATACAACACCTAGACCAGCCGAAACCTTTATCCGATATTATTCATCTAGCCGACAACCAAACCAGCATCTAAAGGACAACCCTCATGGTTACTACCATCCTCGACGACGGAACCCAAACCACCAGGCTACAAACAGTAGGCTCCACCACCACCGCCATCATCACCAACACCGAAACACCCGAAACCATCACCGCCAAATACACCATCAGCAAAGACGGCACAGCCACCTACAGCATCAGCGGAAACACCTACCTCGGCGACCACCAACACATTATCAAACTCATGTACGACTACTGCCACTGCGTCGGACGATTCGACACCACCAACACCAGCAACCCAGACAACCTCGACAACCTATTCAAGGGGTGACCAGTGAACCAAACCTACACCACCGCCGACATCATCCAAGCCGCCCAATGGATCTGGAACTGCGGCCCATGGAAACCGAGTGTAGAGCCGGGCATGCCACCCCCACCAACCGCGCCACAACACCACGGCAACAACATCGTCACCATGATCGATCTACAACTGGCCATCGACGACTACACCCTCACATGTGAACCATCCAAACAGCGGAAACGGCTAGCACGGCTTGCCGCATTCAGGGAAGTCTACGGGTATGATCAAACCTATGCGTCGGCCGCCCAACGATTGGGTGTGACCCGGCAGACTGTGAAACAGTGGGCAGACCAAACACTGATGACGTTAACCGAGTACGCAAACAGTCGATACTACATGCCAGACGATAACGAAGGAATGGCATAACACGATGAACAACACACACAATATCACCTACACCACCCTCAACACAGCGATACACCGCATCGTCCAACAACAGCCCACCAACATGCAACAGCTGAAAAACATTGTTGACAGTGTCGAAAACCAGTACGGTGTACCCATCTCCCTCGACAACGTGAACCTTACCGTCAACGAAGTCAGCCTCGACGATCTTGCTATCGACCAGGACACGCTAGACGAGTGCAGCGAAATCCTGTGGTTATGCGACAGTGCAGGACACCCCACAAACAACAGCAACACCCGTGGCAACAGCGAGGACCATAGCCCCTATGCAAGCCAGGAAGCACTAGACTGGCTCGCCGGAATCGCATACCAGGCAAAACTATTGCAGGCGGCAGCCGACGAGATCATGTGGGCTATCATCCGCCACCGCGACAACCACAAAAACGTTATCGGCCGGAACGTTCTAGACCAGGCCAGCGAAACTATCTCTACCTGCCTCCACCTGTATCAGATGCTCGAAGACACCATCGACAGAAACGAATCATAGCCACACCGCATAAACAGAAATAGTGCCCCAGCGGCAACCACCACACGATCGTGGCAGCACCGCTGGGGCACACACACATATTCAATTATGCAACAGTAGACTCTACCGTGCCAACCTCAGCCTCGGCTGCACGCCTCGGCACATAGCCTCCAGCATCGGCATCGTCGATAGGCTCTATCATGCCAGGATCCGTTACGTCCACCATATGCGGCTCAACCATGCCCCCATCATCGGATGGAACAAGCCCAGCATCCACAACCGTGGTTTTAGGTTTACCGGCCACAAACGACGGATTACCAAACGATGTAGCAACCGACAGTATTGCCGCCACCCCGGCTGTAATCAGGGCAGACTCCCACGGCAAACCGCGAAACGACTCCGCAGTATACGTGACACCCGCCGTCACCCCAAGCACAGCAACAAACGTTTGAATAAAAGTTTTCAGGGCACGCTCAAACAAGCCCAACCAAAACTGTTTACCCACAACAAACCACCATCACTTTTTCAAACCATTGACAGCAGACTCAAGCCTGTCTATACGGCTGCGACACTCCAGCACGTAATACCAGACACTCCACAAAGCATCCTTGGTGCGCCACAGCTTCCCCGTCACCGGATTCTTCACCCACGACAAGGCCTCCACACGGCGCGCCAGGTCACCATTCTGAACCTGAACCACACCCACATCATGGTGCAGCTTATTCACCGAACCACTAAGCTGAGCAGACAATTGTTTAATCTGATCATGCAAGGCTTTCACATCAGCCACAGTTAACTCCCCACTATCACTACTACTACCGCCGCAGACTACGGCCATAAACCTGTCCCACGGAAACCACGGCCCAGGATCGTCATGATCCGACTGATGCCACGCATCCGTAACATCCACATGCCCGCAAACACCACGTTTACCGGCCTTCAAATCGGCTGCACTAAGCTTCCTTTTCGGAACATTATATTTGTCACACAAACGTCTACACAGGATGGCAGCCTTCTCCACCGCAGGCCACACCCGCGGATCAAGCCACTGCTCCCGAGTGTAAGCATGGCCTGGCACCCTAAACGAGGCGTGCGAACCCCCATCCGCGCAAATCTCGATACCCAAACTATGCGGATTCGGCGGGGCATGCCACCCAATCGTAGACTCCGACAAGCACTGCACCGTCTCCCCAATATCGCACACATAATGCGCCGAACCCCCCGACGATGGGGAAGCAAAATAGTTTGCTGTAGACACCGCCCGCCCCTTGCGCGAAGCGGACGGAAACCCCACATCCGGGCATGTCGCATGAATCACAACCCTATTCACCGGACTATTCGAACCGGCCGAGTGATGCGCCGCTGGAATGTATCTCACCACACACCACCCCCAAACACGACCAACACTAGTAACACCCTTCCCTTTTCTTTTTTTACTTGCGGGATGACACGGTAACCACAGGTGATGGTTTCACACTCTCACAAGCCACCGAACCCGACACGGTAGAAGCCGCACCGTCACTATATTTCACAAACAGGCGCCCCCCAGAACAGTACACAGACACCACCGAGCGCCCATCCTTACCATCTTTACCATCCTTGCCATCGGATCCGTTCACACCGGCGGGGCCGCGCTCACCCCGTTCACCCTGTGCACCTTGCGGGCCGGCAGGACCTGAAGGGCCCACATCACCGCGCTCACCAGCCGAACCATCCCGACCATCCTTGCCATCGGATCCGTTCACACCGGCGACACCTGCACGGCCAGCAACACCATCATGGCCATCCGAACCGTTAGCGCCAGGCAACCCGTCAGGACCTTTCACACCATTCAAACCCGGGGAACCCTGCGGACCAACAGGGCCAACCAGCCCAGCCGAACCATCAACACCAGCCGGCCCCTGCGGCCCCTGCGGGCCTTGCGGGCCACGCTCACCGGCAGGGCCAGGCACACCCTGCACGCTACGCTCAACACGCTGAGCATCCACACACAAGCCAGACTGGTGAAGCCGCACCGACTCCTGCCCGCCAGAGGCACACACCCGCTTCACACGGGCAGCCAAACCCTTGGCGGCTGTACCATTCGACTGGGCTTTAGCCTGCTCCGAATCCCTTTGGGAAGCCACAGACCCGTACCGCAAAGCACCCCCAGCAACCACCGCTAGTAGTACAAGCGACAGGAACAGCAGTATCAGGGAAGCCTTCTCAAACGAGCGGCGCTGCCGCTTCTCCTCCTCCAACTCCCTCACAATTCACCCCCCACCACCATCAACAGTATCCTTCAAAAACTCGGGCAAATCAGGCATCTTTACCGGCTCAACATTCTCCGGCAGATTCGCGTTATAGCGGTGAACAATATGGCGAATATTCCACGTGTATTCTTCCATCGCATCAACCTGCGCAGACAACTGCCTAAGCCTCTTCTTCGACCTGTAAGTAACCGCCTGAACAGAACCCAAAATCGTGGCCAATGCGGTACAAATAGAGGCCACCAGTGCAGGAGTAAACCACGACACCACAGCCCCCCAACATCACACCATCCGCCACAACAACAGCCCGGTCACACGCCCACAGCAATCCAATTCGCAACCGCAGGCACACCATTCGGCTTAGAACCATCATTCGTAATAAACGCTAAACTAAAATCCTTATTAGTAATATTGTAGGCTTTCACATCAATCTGCTGCGTACCCCCAGCCGCCGTAGCCATAGACGCCACCACAACCGGCGGAGCGCTAAACGGCCGCTCAAACGGGATCGTGTAAGCATACACGGCAGACCCGCCAAACATGATCGACTTAGAACCCGTTTCGATACGCGGGGACAACAGCATCCACTCGCCGGCATGGTTAGCCCACACAGCCCCCGAAGGCACCATCACACGGTCACCCTCCACAGGGGTAGGATCACACGCAGCAGACTCCCCAAACGCAACCCTAGCCGCAACAGCACGCCTATCCAACTGCTGCTGCAACCCGTTAGACGACAACACCAAAGTAGCCAACAGTTGCTGATGGTACACGCCAGGCTCGGCACGCAACACATCCCTGGCACGCTCCGCACGGCCACCCTGAACAATCTCCAACCTGGCCGTGTTCTGCTCCCAATCCCGAGACAACACCACATAGTCATAACGGGTCTCCCCCGGGCCCGGAAGCTGCCCCGTCACCGTCTCAACACTATTCGACGTGCACATCACCCCGTGAGCCCAAGCCTGCCCCGGCGAAACCTCACACAACACTGTGGCACCCTGAATCGTCGTGCCGACACGAAAATCGTCCGGGCCCTTAACCGACGGCATATTACCCATCAGACCAGACATTTGAGCCCAATCATACTCGGTCAACACACCATCAAACCCGTTACACACAATACCCACAACAAACCCCAATCACTTACTAAAACTTTTGCAAATCCCGCACACCCGCAGCCAAACCAGCCACACGGCGAGCCAACAGGGCCGACGGATTATCCTCATAATCCCCCGCAACCGGTGTCACCTTCGTCCAACCATCACCAGGCGATACACACTCCACATCAATCTGCCGCACAATCTCCGCAATAGGCCCAGAACCCACATCCACATAGATCAAATCACCCGGCATCAGATTGCCTGGCCCAAACCGCAACACATCCGACTCAGCCAACTCGATCTTAAACCCCGACGTGGCCCCTAACTCGGACAGCACCTGCTCAGCCTCATCAATGAGATGCACATGCTCAGAATCCGTGTTACGGGCATCCTTAAACACCTCGACATGATCAAACCACTCGTCCTCGGCCAACGCGTCAAAATCCTCACAAAACAGCCGATCCTTGCCCTCGCCGCGGCCACCAACCACCACCGAAGTAGCCTTCGGGGCGTCACGCACATACTCCCACGACACAATCGAACCAGACTCGGCAGTCAACACATGCTTCCGGGTCACAGCAGGCACACAATCAAACACCAAACCCCGCTGATCCTTCACCTTATTCTCAAACTGGTTCACCGTGACAGTCATCCTAGCCCACGACAACACCGGCAACAACTTATCGGCAAACAAGTGGAACCGCACCTGAAAATCCTTAATATAGCGGCCACGACTCTCATCATCGTTCATAAACAAACCAGGCGGAAAACGCCAAGCATTATCCCCCAACACCTGCTTAGCCACCGACTCCGCCGCACCCGAATAATGGGCATAATCCCTGTCGGCATGCCACTCCATACCCACCAAACCAGGACGATAATTCACAGGCCACATCAACATACGCCACAACAGGCGAATATCATCCTCACACGTGATAGTCACACGGGAAGAACGCCACGGACCCACACCATGAACCCTACGCACAGGCCCAGAAAAAATCTGGCCACCACCATAATCAACAACCAGCCGCGCCCCCGGCTTAGTCAACGCATCCAACCTAGAATGATCCCCAGACAACACCAACTCCAGCGTCGACAAACCATTCCACTTCAACGACAACTTCAACGACTCAAAAAAATTGATAGGCGCCACCCGGTGATAATCCGGCGTAAACAATGTTATCTGCGGAACAAGACCAGCCATCAACTATTCACCAAGCCCTCAAAAACCTGTACTGCACCGACACAACAATGGCACCCAAACCAACCATCTCAATATTCACACTCTTCGAACCGCCAGGCGGGATAGGCGCAAACTCCCACTCGGTCAAACGATCCATCACATCCTCAAACCCGTTCAACAATGCAGACTGTTTACGAGGATCCGTATCAATAGTAATCCAATCATACTCCTCGACAGGCCAATCCGAAGACACGCGCAAACCATCAATCTGCACAGACCACGACTCCAAAGGCCCCTCAACACGAATCACAGGCCACGCAGGCACATCACCCTTATTAGACAAATTATCCCAGCCAGAACCAACACCAGGCGTCAACACCACAGGAAACGCTGTACCCTTCTTGCCGACGGGGCCGCCACCCAGCCAATCCTGCAACTTCGCGTTACTAAAACGAAACTTCTGCTCATCCCCATACCAAAACGGGTCATAAGCCGTCAAATGCAACAGATAACGCGCATAGCCACGATTCACCGGATCAACCGTAAACGTGTCATCAGCCGAATCAAACCGGCATTTCAACACACGCTCACGACCGGCAGGAGTCTTCACAGACAACTCCCCCTCCCCCCCGGGAGGAAACGCAGACCACAACTCGTCATAAGCTGTCAAAAAACCGTCACGAAACCCGCCCGCAGGATCCTCACCAACACCCGACACCAACACCGGCAGCGTCACCTCGCGAGGCTTCACATTAAACCCGCGCCACTCCGAGCCGTGCACCCCAACATGAGTTTGAGAAAAATGCTCCACCTCGGGAACACCCAAACCGCGCAACGAATCATTCAACAACATGACCGGGGACGCACCCGTATAATCCGTCAAATGAAGAACACGCTCCGGATCATTACCAATCAACGGAAACATCGTCCAATCCACCGTCAAACCGGCACGATCAGACGGGTTAGGAATAAACATGAACCACACCCCGCAATCACACGTAAGCCAACGCGTTCAACGCGTCACGCTGCTGCCGCTCAATCCGCTTCGCAAACTCGTTAGGATCACCATAAGTAGGCCCATTCACATTCACCACAACACTCTCACCCTTAGCACGCTGATACCTGCCATACGGGGTAAACGAGCCCACCGACGATCGCACACCAAACCGGGCATCAACCGCATCAGGCAGCCGTCCAGCCACACCCGACATCGCATCCAACGCCAAACCCGCATTCCCGGTGATCCCCTCAGCCAAACCGGCAACAACCTGCCGGCCAACCTGGTCACGAAACACCCTCGACGGGGAATGAATACCCAAAACCGACTTCGCCGCACTCGCAACCTGAGAACCCATATTACGCACCGTATCCAACAGGCCACTCATAGCATTCTTGATACCATTACCCAAACCAGACACCACATCACGGCCAGCCGACACCAACAAAGACCCCATACTACCAAGCGCACGCCTAATATTACCAGGCAAATTCCGGAAAAACCCCAGCACACCATGCACACCACTAGACACAGCCGAGCCCATAGCATGCATAGCACTAGAGGCCGCACTCCGGGCACCATTAAACCCGCGCACAGCACCACTACGAACCCTAGACGCCATCGACCCGAAAAACCCGCCAACAGCAGACGCCACCGACGACACAACACTCCGGATAGCATTCATCGCAGAAGAAACAGCGCCACGGGCCGCGTTAAAACCAGACCTCACATGGGAGGCAACAGAAGAACCAAGCCGGGCAAAAAACCCCACAACCGCGTTCACGCCGCCAGAAATGATCGACTTGAAACCGTTAATAAACGCTGACGTAAACGCTCTAATATGATTCCAGCCATTCAGGATGGCCGTGCCCATAGACCTCACGCCAGACACTGAATGATTCACAATCCACGTAATAGTACGAAGAATAGCGCCAATAACCTTAGCCTCAAAAACGATAACCGCAGCATAAATCTTGGCAATGAATCCAATCACCGAAACATAAATCGGCATAACAACCGGAATAATACGGGCCACCACCTGTAGCACGGCACCAACAACCTGCACCACCACACGCATAATCGACATGATCACCGGTATCAGCGACCGTATCAAACCAACAATCGACGGCAAAATAGACATGACAGCACCCAAAATCTGTTGAATCACAGGCATCAAAACAGGCACCAACTGCATGATCACACCAATAACCTGCCGTATCACAGCAACAACAGCCTGAATAACCGGCATCAGCATAGGCAACAACATGGCAGCAACCTGGGTTACCATACCAATAATCTGGGTGATAACAGGAACCAGCCGGGCAATAAGCATACCAATAACAGGCACCAGCCGGGCAGCCAAACCAGCAACCATACCGATAATCTGGCCAAAAACGGGAGCCAACCTGGCAACCACGCCAGCAACAATCCCGAACAGTGGCTGAATAGCGACCATAATCTGCCCCAAAGCCCGGCCAACAACCCCCACAAGCTGCATCACAGCGGCACGGAACTGGGCATTCGTAGCAAACATGGCAGCAAACAAGCCGATCACAATACCAACAGGGCCACCCAGGGCGCGAAACACGCCACCAAGCCCCCCAGCGGCACCCCTCAAAGCACCAAACGACGGCAACAGATTCTTCAACGACACCGCCAACGGGGCAAACCCCGCAACAAGCTTCCCCACACCCACAGCAACAATACCAAACACTGCGGTGCCGCCAGCAAACATGGCACCCAAATTCACCTTAGGGACAGGCAAATGCAGCCTCGCAAAAACGCCCTTCAACTGCTCCACCTTGGCGCGCATCTGTGCATTCATTCGAGTGATCATGCCCGGCATACGATTAATCCACGCCAAAATAGACGGCATCATACGCTGAATACCAGCATCGACGGCAGCAAACATCGGCTTCACAGAATCCGTCACCGACTTAATAACCGGATTCAACGCAACAAAAATCTGACGCAGGCCGTTAAGAAACGGCGCCATAGCCGTAGCACCAAGATAACCCAGGGCGCCCTTAACATTCTTCATAGCGCCCTCAAACGTCTTACCAGACGCCTGCGCAGCACCACCCATACCAAGCTTCATCGCAGCCGCAAACGTGGCAAAATCAATCTGCCCCTTCGACACCATCTGCGACACCTCAGCCGACGTTTTACCCGTCTGCCTGGCAAGCAAAGACAGCACAGGAACACCCGCCATCGTAAGCTGCAACATGTCATCGCCCTGCAACTTACCGCGAGCCATCACAGACGTAAAAATAGCGCCCGTATCCTGAAACGACTTACCCGAAATATAAGACACATCGGCGACAGTCTTCAACACATCCGTCATCTGCCCGCCAGACTTCACACCCGAAGCAGACAACGCCGCAGCCGTAGACGCCGCATCCCCCAACGCATACGACGTACCCGTCACAGCCTCAATAGCCGAATTCATAATCGAAGACGTGTCAGAAGACGTATGACCCAAACCAGTCAACTTAGCCTGAGCCTCATCGATAGCCATCGCCCTAGCAATACCGCCACCAATAGTCACATCATAAATCGACTTGAGGCCCTTCTTAGCAACACTAATAGCGCCCATCATTGCGGCGCCACCCAAAGCCAACTTCATGCCCTTAGCAAAAAGACTACCCGAACGCTGACCCTCCGCAGGCATCACCCCAGAAAGCTGTTTACCAACATCCGCCTTCAAACCAGGCATCTTCGTATACAACGACACATATGCGGAAGCAATCTCACCAGACATACACTATTCACCCCATAATATTAATCTCGCGAGACACCCCGCCACCGGCACGAACACGCGCCAAAATATCGTCCACCTGCCCAGACGTAAAACGGGCCCTACGCTCATCCGTCGGCCTCGCCACAGGCTCCGGCTGCCCCTCACTATTAGCAGACCTGTAATGATCCAACATGTCCAGTACAGCCCACTCGCACCACTCAAACGGGCGCTGCCAACCATTCAGGTGGGCCGCCAACTGGCTAGACGTGTCAGTACACAACACGCCAGCCAGCCGGACAGCCTCACCCCAACACATCTGCGGGCCACCAACATCATAAACAGAAACACCAAATTTAGTGCGAAAATCGTATTCGATGGCCCCACGATAATCATCAATCAGGCCGTGGAGCCAAACTATTCCCCCAAAGAGGCACCCTTTCCGTCAGGCTTGTATTCCATCCACTGACGGAAAATCTCGGCAACACGAACCATAGGAAGCCCCTCCAGGGCCTCCACCGCGTCAGCCGGGGCGGCAGCCTCCAACATAGAAAACATCACCTCAACCTGGGCGAAATCCGCAGACTCCCCCGACTGGGCAATCCTGGCGGCACGGCGAAACACGCGGGCAGGAACAGCCTGAGCCGTCTCCTCCGCATCCGCCAACACCCAGCTACGGTCACCAATCTTCAACGTGTAACCTGTGTCACTCATTTATCAACAATCCCTTAAAATCGTGTATCAGTTCTCAGAAGGCGGATTCGGATCCGGCTGAGGCTTCGGAGAAGGAGGAGTATCAGCTTTTAAAGCCGTCATCCACCCCCGACCAGACACCGCATCACCCTTCTTATTAATCTGGGCAGGATACGCCTTCAACGTCACACCATACCCGTACACTTCGCCATTCTTGCCCTTGATCTCGTCACGATCGATAAGCTCAACCTCGGGGAAATAGTAGCGAATAACCTGATCACCATCAACAATATCCATCAACAGGGCGTGAACACCCGTCGTGGCACCTGGAGAAATATCGAACGAACCCGAATCGGCTCCGGCAGTAACCTTCGACTGCCAAAACAGCTCGATAACCTCTTTCTTGGATTCGATCAGCTGGAAAGAAATCTCGATAGACGACTCCGTAGCCACCGTGCGAACAACATCCGCATTCTGCCAAGCCTTCAAATCATCCGTTTTACGCTCGGGCTTAATCTTAAACCCGTCATCCGACAGATACCCTAAAGCAGTCAACCCATCAGGAACCGTCTTCACACCATCAATAGTATCACCCGCATGAGCGGCACCAATATAGACATCACCCGTAACAGCAGAGCGAACATTAGACGCTTTACGTGTTGCAGCCATCACAACCCCCATTAAATATCAAACAATTACATTAAAACAAAAACAAATACGTTTACTCAGATTCGACAGGCCTGCATATCAGCTCGAACAGCGAATACACATCAAAACGTGCACCATCAACCAGCAAATCAGGGCCAGTAGAACGCCTACAAAACACTACAGGGTCACCGTCCACACCATCAGCCAAGACAGCCTCAACACGCCTCGACAGGCTCATAGCACGATCAGGCGTATCCGAGAAAACATTCACCCGCAAAAAAACACGCTCACGCACATGCAACTGCGGGCCACCATCCAACGCAAGCCAAATCAGGTCACCCTCAAAGCTATCCGGCACTGTCCCTGTACACGGTATCCCAGACAGCCAGCCATCATCCTTGAGCACGCGTTTAGCCCACTTCCTGGGGTCATCGTAGACGATCACGACGCCGCCCCAATCGACCTAGCCAGCGTGCCATGCTTCGCCTCAATACGCTTCCCACCCTTATAGGTGGTGCCAATACGGGCCACAGCCTCCACACGGTGAACCTGCACCTCCGACGACAAACCTGCACGGTATTGGGCCTTATCGAAAGCGTTACCGCCCACATTCGCCGAGGCCGCACGCTTGACACGCTCGCCACGCTCAGCCAACATCGACTGCACCCCAGGAGACTTCAACACCTCACGGATACCCGGCAAGTTCAGCTTCACATTCACATCCTGAGCCACAATCTATCAGCCCTTCTTACGCTTCACATTGATCTGCGTGCCCGCATCCCAGCCAGACATCGGATGATGCCACACGATAGGAGACCCGTCAGCCTCCCACACCACACCCCGGATACGCCACCGGCAACGATAATCAGCACCCACAACAGACTGCTTGAAAAGCATCGACCAATGCTCATAGTCAGAGTCACGCCCCGCGGCCTCATCCTCCTGCGAAACGGAAGCATAGATGGCCACGTTATGAAACACAGTCTCGACAGGATGACCCCAATCCTCAAACTTGTCGCCAAGATCATCGACACGAACAGTCGGTTGAAGCATCACAACCGTTTCACCATAAGGAAAACTGGTCATATCATATCTCCCACAAAGGGCCAGCGTAGCCGTTAATATCAGACCCGCATGAGCAACCATCACCCCACACCGTGGAACACACCTCAGAATGATTCACACTACTCCTCATGGTCGGTGTAATAGTGAACGCTTTACCAGCCCCACCATCACCCTCACACAGCTTCTTCAACGCGGCAATCTCAGAAGGCCACAACAAGTTCGTGGGAGTACTAGACCGTGTAGTCTGAGCGAAAGGACCCGCAGACTCATACTGCACCTGACCCGACACGCCAGTATCATTCCAGCGCAGCAAAGCCCTGCGCAGAATAGCCTTAGCGGCATCCTTGTATTTGAAATCCGGTTTAGCGATACAGGGGGCGACACTGACAGCCACAGCCTCCACATCGGCGATCATCGCCTCAAGCTTCTCTCTAGGAATATCGGCGAAAGGCTCAATATCCTCAGGCTTCAAAATGATACCCATCAACACCACCCCCTGCACATTGACACATCACCGCAACAATAAATCAGTTCTCGGCCGGCGGATTAGGCTTCGGGGCAGCCTTCTCCTTCACAACAGCAAACGAATCAAGCGACTCGATAGCCACATACAGCACAGCCTCGGCACGAACCATAACCTCATTATGGCCCTTCAGGTCACGCCCAGTCTGATCCGGGTCACCATACTCGATAAGCTCGATCGGGAAGTTACGCTGGAAACCCCAATGAACACGCGAGAAATCACCAACAATAGCCTTAACACCAGAGGCAGGCGACATCTCCGGGGCGCCAGAAACAGTCGAAGAAGCACCAACATTCAGGCCGCGCCAATTATCCAAACCGGCGAACCCGGCGGCAGGATACATAGGCTGGCCGGCAAGCGGAGACCCCTTCGGATACACCTCAGTAGACAGAGCAAACGAGAACGCCGGATCCAAAGCAACACCGTTAGGAACCTGCAAACCAGCACCAGCAATCAGCCCAACCGCCTTAACAAGATCAGTCGTAGCGCTATCGGTTGCATCAACAACATGATTCGTCTTATCCAGCGACACCTTGACAGCAGCCGCAGGCTTCCCAGTAGCAGGATCAATACCATGGAAAGCAATCAGATCAACGGCGCGACCAATCGAAGCACCAAGAGCAGGCGAAATCAGATCCTGAAGCACACCCAGACGGTAATCAGCATCAGCCCACATAAACTCGTCCGAAACACGCTGCTGAGTCACAACCTTGATAGGCTGAGCAGTAAACGCAGAAACATCAACGCTAGCGGAAGGCTTAACCTCGCCCTCACCAACAATCTTCGCGCGAGGAACACCACTAAACACGGCACCCTTCACAGGGCCGAAAATAGTCGGCTGCTCCGGCGACAGTTTCGCCAAAACACCAGAATCGATAGCACGGTCACGAACCGCACCAATCATAGAACCAGGAAGCTCAAGCTTCCCTGCAGAAAGAAAATCGTCAGCCATCACAAATCATCTCCTAGAATTATTGACAAGAGCATCCACAAACGCGACACCCTCACGTCGTTTAACATCATCAACGGGGGCACTCCCCGCAAGACGGCGCACACCCGCGCCACCACTACTATGGTCGATCAAACCCTTCAAAGCCTTAGCAGACTCCACCAGTGCGTCACGATCATCACCGTGCAGAAAAGCGACAGCATCACCCGACAGGCCACACTCGGCAGCCACCTCGCGCTTCACACCCTCAAGAACAAACCCGTTGATCCTGTCTTCGAGTTCCTCATTCTTGCGGCGAAGATCATCAATCACAGACCCCGCATCGCCATCCGAGGCGCGAAGCTTCTCCAACTCGGCGAAATTACTTTTAGCACGAGACTCCCACTTACGGGCCTCCGCCTTCCAATCAGTCCCCGGCGATTTACCCTCGCCTTCATTCTTCCACTGATTGTCGGCTACCTCCTGCCCGCCATCGTCTTTTACTGTATCAACAATGCCGTTATCCTTTCCGGACTCCACAGCATCATTGTCAACATTCTGTTCCTCAACACTCTGATCGGCCATAGCCTAACCCTACACTCCTTGCGGAAAACAACACAACATTGTTGACCCCCGTGCGGGAGACAACCCTGTGCACCGATAACCGGCGGCACACAACCGGAAACCACATCAAATTATCTCATGCCGCCAACAGTACGCATAGCCTTCAAAATATTGCTAGGCGACTGCTGCAACCCATGATCATCAACCCACTCACGGGCCTTCTCGTACGTCCTCTGATACCCGGCATCAGCCCTATTTGGTTCCCAAGGGCCAACAACCTCAACCACCGTACAACCACAATGATCATGATACTTCGAACCAAACGGACGCTTACCACCACGCTTATGACGCCGAGTATGACCAGTCGTGAGCGCCCTTTCCTTAGTCGTATAATCCGACCTCGTAGCCAACATGGCACAAAAAGCACACGGATCACCATCCGTCACCCGACGCCAAGACCTACCCTGCGCACCCGCCGACCACTCAACCGTGTCACGGCCAGCATTCATGACAGCCCGATTAACACCCGCAGCCATCGCATCAATCGTGTCATTCACCCTATCCGGGTCACTCTTAAGAATCTTCATAGTCGAAAACGACCTAGCCAACGCGGCGGCAGCATCAAACTCGTCATACACAATCAAACCCGGATCCACACCATTCAACCGGCGAAAATCCTGCACAAACCTGGCAGCCAACGACGCCGAACCATCATGGCCGGCACGCTCCAACTCCACACACAAACGCACATACTGCGCATCTGTCATCTTCCCGGAATGCCACAAACGACCAAGCTCGGCATAATACCCAGCATACTTCCCGGCAAACCTGACCGCCTCACGCTGATACCCGGTGGCAGCAAGCCTCGACATAGCACCCGAAGCCATCGCCTATCATACCTCGTTAGTTTGACGCGATATAGCCCCAGCCAGCGCCGCCAACGGATCCGAAGACTCGGCACGATGCCGCATCACAGCCTCAACCTGCACATCATCAAGCCCCAACATCTCCAACACTGTCCGAGAATCCGCGGGCAAAATACCGGCACCAACAAGCTTCGTCACAGCATCCGCCGTAGCCGCCCGAGTAGGTGTTGAAGCATCACGCCAACGCAAACCCACATCACCGAAAAACGCGGCCTCATCAACACTCGAATCAAGCGCCCTCGCAGCCAGGAAACCAACCGACAGCCAGCCCTGACCAAACGACGTCTGACGCCGCTCGGCACGCTTCACAAGCCGAGACTCCTCGGCAGCCAAAGCCTCCCCACTAGGCGGGTTAGACGTGATAAACCCGAAATAGCGTTCCGGAACCGCAGCCTCACCCGCAGTCAACTGCGCCAACAGCCGCATCTGATCCGAATACGGTGTAGGAGAATTCACAGGAAACGACCCCACATTCGGAGTGTCACCGTCATCATCCTTATCCACAGCCCACACAGAAGCCATCGACAGGACCCAGCCAGGCTGCGAAAACTCGTCAGCCGACACACCCGTAACCCACCTTTGCGGATAGGCATAGAAGTCACGATTCACAGACTGCCCAAGCAAAGTCCTAACCGCTTCATCCGTGTAAGCCCTGATCGACCGGGTAATCTCCGAACGGCCATCAATCCTAGAAGTACGGCGACGATTCACAATCGGCACCAACGGAACCGCACCAAGCACATTCACGATACGGCCCGTCTCCGCCCACTCACGCGAACCCCGCCGCTCCACCTGAACAATCACATCAGGAAGCAACAACTCCGCCTCAACAACCTCAGGATCACACGTCTGCTGCACCACAAGGCCAGCATCCAGACGAGACCCGTCAGCCGAAAACCGGCCTGTGCAATTCTTTGGTGACTGTGGACGAACAGACACCGACCCATCCCCATGAGGAATGATCGCAACAAACGACAACCCAAAAATTAGTGCATCAAGGTGGACGTCGCATGACGCGGTTGATAGCCGATTCGCAGCATACACACCATCCAGGCCGTAGCCGTCACCATTCGTCCAGCCAAGCCAATCCAGACGCTCCTCCAAAGCATCCACAGCAATACCAGGCCACGACACCACCGTCTGCACACGCTGCAACTCCGGAGGAATAGCCACCCCCAAATCACGCACCCGATTAGAGCCCTCATAGTAGCCCTCAATACGGCAATGCCACGAAGACAACCTTTGGATACGATCGTACATGCCCTCAATCAGAGCCAACTCGTCCACGTTCATACCACAGACACCCGCTTCCTACCACTACGCTCCCGACAGCCACGACGAACACGTTTAGCCCCCAAAAACGCCAACGACACAGCCTCCAAAGGAACCTCAGAACCATCCTTAAACGAGGAACCCCAACCCCACGCAGAGCCTTTCTTCTTCTGCACAGCCGACCTCACAGCAATATCCAACATGTCACGGCGAGAATCAGCACGAGGATGAGACACAACACCCGAACGAACACCCTCAAGAAACGCCTGACACGCCTCCACATAGGTGCCAGTATCGGCAACCATCACGCCACGGCCCGGAATACCACGATCCGTCAACGCCTTCTGCAACAACACCGCACCAGACCCGGCAACCATGATCCGGTCAGTATCACCCCAACGAACCGCCAACCAGTCAGCCAACCGGCCCACACCATCAACAATCGTTCCCGACAGCCCATCAATAACCTCAACATGAACCCCAGCATCAGTCCGGCCGGCACCCGCCAAAGCAACCCGATCCCCAGAACGAGAAAACGAGACACCAAACACTTTCCCGCCAACCAGACTCGCCTCATCCACAGCAGACTGAGCCCACTTATCCGCCGGAACAACAGACGTAGCCGACTGGCCACGATCCCACCAGCCAAGCCGCTCCCGAGCAAACCCGGCAGCAGACATCGACTCATGCTCATCACTTACGGTCCCAAAATTCAGACGACGACCCAACGCCGGATTAGTGTCACCCGCCAACTTCCGCCACTGCCGCGACACATCATCCGGATCAGACTCGTCAGGAATCGAAAACTCCGTCCACGCAAACCTTTTACCACCCGACAAAGCCTGCCCACGCAAACGCAACACTACGCTACCGTCCGCCAACGGCCCAGGCGGCGTGCCAAGAAAAATCTGCTGCGGATCACCAGACGGGGCAGCACTCACCGTAGGAAGCAAAGCCTCCAACTGCTCATCCGACAACTCCTGAGCCTCATCACACACCAAATCATCAACCGTAAACCCGCGAGCAGAACCCCGACTGCGGGCCACAAACTCAACCGAACCCCAACCCGGACAACCACACTTACGCTCAAACGTGGCACAATCCGGATGATGCAACACAATAGCCTCCTGACCATTCGTCGCCCGAATCGACTTCACCATACGATACAAGTCAGGAAACTGCCGCTCATTCTCAAAAAACGACCTCAACCGCATAAACGCCTTACGAGCCGACTTCAACTCGTGAGCCGTATGCAAAATACGGCGACCCTGAATAGTCGCCTTAAACAACTCCACAATCTCCAAAATAGCATTCTTGCCATTCTGGCGAGGCACAAACACACCACACACACCCGAAGCAAGCCTGCCATTACCACCCACAGCAAGCCAATCATCCAACACCTGCTGCTGCCACGGATCAGGCGTCAACCCATACGCACGACCCAACTCCCCAGCATCACCGCCAGCAGACACCGAATACGCCGCAGCCACACGATGACGAGGAACCTGAGACCCAACAACACCAGACACCTACTCAGGCCCCCCTACGCTTCCTATACCGGTCAATCATCGCCACCGCAGAACCCCCACCACGGCCACCAGACGCCACATCAACCGAATAACGATCCAACATGCCCATAAACGCCTTCACATGAGCACGCAGCGAAGCCACAAGGTCCGCCCTGCCCTCACGCCACACCACATCATGCAACACCGCAGCATCCATGAGAAACAACCACTCCTCATCAGACACAAACCCGGCACGCGGATCCTCACCCCACACACGCCACCAACGACGCGTCTCCCCACACCAATCACGACTATCAGGAAGCTCAGGCTGCACAACACTCACCACCAACACAAAAAATCGACAAACAGACAAATCCACAAAAGGGAGGTATTTCACT